CCGCGATTATGCCCTTGCCCGCGATCAGTGAGTCTATGGCTTCGCCAACCTCTAAACCTCCAAATAGACGCAATAGATAGTCAGTACTATCGATTTTGTCCTTACGAAGAAATATATCTTTTAAGATCTCATTGTTATTTGCAATCTCAGCCAGTATTCTTAAGGCTGAATATGTGTTTTTATTCGTAGGAATTGTAGTATCCCCTACTTTTATCAAATAGATAGATGATCCTCCCCCACCTTCTCCGGGAGAAGAAACTATTTTCAAGGCAACCTTATTACCATTTACCTCAAAAATAACGTCGCTATTTTCTTCATCTATATGATACATATTACTTTTGTGGAATAAGACTGACTGCAATGTTCCTCATCTCTTGAGATGTTACTTTATTCTCAAAGATGGAATACACTAAACTAGCAGCCATATAGCAGATAGCTTGCGATACAGGTTCATTCTGATCAATATCTAAGTCTGTACCAAGGGTATATTTCGCTTCATACACGAACATTTCTAATTTAGAATCAGACTTTGCAGAGTATAGCATTAGTACTCTATTACCAGAGTTATTATATCCCATTATGCACACAGGTTTGTAACTCCCAGCCCTTGTATAAGAGTTGCATTGCCGTTTATATTCCTCTGAGTTTAAATCAAAAGCTACAATACAAGTTCTCTTCCAATTAGAAAGTTTGATCGCAATCAAAGAGGCAAAATCATCAGGAACAGGTATAAGACATTTCCCCTCACTATCCGAGGTCACAATAGCATCAGAAGAAACACCATTTTTCTTATTGACACATCTAACAGGAGAATTCATTTGTACCAAACTTACAGCATCTGGTATAACCGCTTTTATATACTCTTCAATTTTGACCGTATCTTCGGATAGGAGAGAAAGAGTCTCTTCCTCTCCTATTTCATTGAGTATCGCTTTGACTTTACTTATGATTTCCTGTTCAGTCATTATTATTTCCAGTTAGGGAATGAAATACCAATTGCAGCAGCTTTAGCCTGTATTGCAGCTTTATTTCCAAGATCAGCAAGAGGGATATTATAAGGCTCACCCATTAAGATGTCTTTCGCTTGCTGCGAATTCTTCACATCTGGATACACCCCAGCACCTTCACTTGTTTCACCAGATTCTGATATATCAGAAGTAGTATTTTGCCCTATACTTTCCACAACAACCTTACCAGACTTCTGAGTTCCTCCTCTTTGAACTTGCAAGGTACCCGTATCTCGAATCAAAACAGATTCTACCTCTTTGATAACCCCTGCTTTAAATTTAGGAGAATTTTCAATTGCTTGCTGAATTACCGGATTTGGGGTTGTGAATGTAGCAGGGACAATACCAGCAGTCGTTAAAGACCCATGACGGAAATCAACACGGATATGCCCTGTACCCATAGGAAAGACACAACTTTGTTCTATCATTCCATAAATTGCGTATTTTTTCTTATAAATCTTCATATCATAAAAATTATAGGACGGAGCAATACTCCGCCCTTAGATTGTCACAGAATCAGTTTTGAGCGTAAATTACACCCGAATATTTCTCCCAGGAAGTACCATTATACTGATAAATATCACCAGCCTTTGAAGCGGTAATACCGGCACAAGCAACAGTTAAATAAATGACATCATTCAACTTCGGATTTTCAGGTGCGTCAGTAGCGTTACTCCAATTAGTGATAGCAGAAGCACCGGGAATATTATCACCATCAATATCCTCACCATTGACCCAGATATGAGAATAACCTTTCAACGCCAAAGCGTTGATAGAGATAATAGCTTTTCTCTTAGCCTCTTCACCCTCAATCTTTTCAGAACTGGTTTCTTCGTTCTTGATATAATAGCGAACGATACCAGACATATCAAGAATACCACCACTACAAGAATACCCCAGATAATCCAAAGTCGGTTCATGTTTCAAATAGAAATCTCCAAACACGGTGTGAAGTTTCGTACATGAGAATCCCCATTGCTGATCGGAAGTCATTGTGATATCCTTATGCTTGGTAAAATCAATATTCTGAATTTGTTCCAGCAAATCACGTCCCATAAGCCACCATGCTTCCTTAGAACAGTTCTGACCTGTGAACTTCAATTTTGCCAAAGCAATAATATCAGCAAATGTCCACGGACCGATGTGTTCATACTCACGCTTAAATTGCCAACGAATACCTTCGGTAGTATATACCAACTGACGCCCCATTTTGCCACGATCAACCATCAATTTGCCCTTATGGCTCACCCATAAAGAACGATTATTCTTTCTGCGGTGTTGCTTAATCATAGCCTCAGCAATTTGAGCTTCGTTAAAAGGAATACGTTTCTTTTGAGCATCAAAATAGTCAGATACTACCTCATTCATGATAGTCTTCTGTAGATATACTCGTTTAGGGGTCGGGAATACAACATCAGGAGCAACTTCCTTCTGAGTTTCGGCACATGCATTCGTCAAAATGACGATTTCTGTACCCTTGGGAATTGAAGGAATTTTGCAATAAGCATCCCCTTCATTCGTCTTCGGGCCGTTAATTGCCATAACAATGGGTTTACCACTCGAATCTTTTCCGGTAATAAACAGCATAAGATCCACTCCCTTGATTTCCGTTTTTCCATCTTCGGTATATCCGTTGACTCCTTTCACCAACACCGTACCATTTTCCTGGAATAATCCACGATCATCCGAAGGGACACTGATAGGAGCTTGCTGGTCACCAGCAGAAGTATAATCTTCAGTAGTGAATACAGAAGATTTCTGTTCATCGATAACAAAGTGGTCCACTTCAAACCCTGTAACGCGAACTTTCTTCTTGGCTTTACGCATAATACCATCCAAGACGGTTTCATCCGTACCAATTAAGAAAATGTCATCATCAATATCCGGTTGAATAAGATTTCCACCACCAACACCTCCTGTAGCATCCGACACTCCGGAAACAGTTGTAGGACTACCTGGCAATTGAGTAGGTTCACCAGCATTACCTGGAGATGGTGTTGAGCCAGGGGTAATTACGGTAGCATCAGCCATAAGGACACCGCCACCAACAAAGACGCAAATAAGCGTCAGCATGACGGAAAGTACCGTCCATTTCTCTTTCTTCAAAAAATTAATTACTTTCATTTCTCAAAAATTATAATAGTGAATAATTAAGCATTTAATGCAGTCTCAACAATGGAGTTTCTTTTACGCTTATTAGGATTGCCCGGAACACTCGTTATCCCTTTAGGTAGTCCGTCCCCACGTTCTTCCTTCAACTTATTGATATTCTCATTACGTCCCTGCACAACACCGGCGGCCATAGCATCCTGCGTGTCTTTATCGTAATTCAGACCTTTATCCAAGAAGTCGCATATTTCACGGGAATAACTTCCTGACATAATGGGAGAAATAACATTCGTCCAAACCTTATCAAGAAATTCTTCAATATCATAGCCTTTCTCTTGGCACCACCCCTTCACAATAGGCATACTCTTTTCAAGGTTATCGTTGTATTCCTTTTTACTGGCCTCCATCGCCTCCATTTCCTGCTTACGTTCTTCCTCAGCCGCCAGAATATCATCATATTCCGGAGTACCTTCTTCAGCAGTTAGCAGATCCTTTCCAAAATAGCGAGCCATTGCATTACCGGCACCGCGTTTCTTGTTTACAATATCGGCAAGCATCTGGGCCAAACGAGGATCTTCTTGCAAAGCTTCGGCAAGTTTGTTGCGTTGTTCCTTATTTCCGTTGATATATCCCATCAACATTTCAGCCGAAGACTCATCATCATCTGCATTATAACCGGGAATTTCGTCTGTAAGAAGTGACCTTAACTGATCCCGTTTTGTTGGAGTTTGAACCTGTTCGGTGACCGGAACTGATTCCGTTTTGTCAACCACCGTTTCATCCTTCTTTTCTTTAATATCTTCCATAAGCAAATTCTTAAATTGTTTGATGCACAAAAAAAGCACTAAAAAGGGAAACATGACCTGCGTTTTTACAACTAAAAGCTGCGTTTTTAGTAAAATCGCAACTTTTAAAGTATTACTTTAATTATATTTGCATAAAACATTATTATAATGGATGATATATTTAGAGAAATAAGAGATAATTCTATAAGAGAAGCATACTTTGATGCATTGAAAAGCTTACGAAAAAGTATGCCTTATATTTCAACCGAAGAAATTATTCAGGAAGTTATGAAGAAAGAGGCACCTCGTTTTTTCATAACTTATGATAATGCGCGTAGGGTTATATCACTTATGCATCGTGGAAAACCTATCAAAGTTTCCAATGAAAATAAATTGTGTATGTATAAAGACTTATACGCCAGATTTCTAAAGTACAAACAAGAAATGAAGGCGCCAGGTTATTGCGTATTAAAATATATCATAGAACAGCCAGCGCCTTCTTACTACGTGGCAATAGATACAATGAGAGGCATCATTTATAAATCAATAAAGAACAGATAAGATGATATTTATCATTTTCCTTGTATTCATATACTCCATTAGTTTTTATTGCGACACTACGCAATTAGGTATATACAATGGGTGCGAATGGTGGAACTATATTACTTATAGCTTTGTCCACACTAATTTTTTTCATCTAAGTATCAATTCTGCATTATTCTTGTTTTACTGGAGAAGGCTCCGGAACTTCAACCTGTATATAATTATGCCAATAATGGCTATAATTCCTATTCTCTCAGCAATCTTTGCAACCTATCAGGAACCGACAGTTGGTGCCTCAGCAATAGTCTTATCTATGGTAGGCATTATTACAGCCGGCATTGAACGACGTTATATGCCGAAAATCATTCTCCTACTTGCATTGTCATTTCTAACCACGGGCTTATTCGCTCCACATATCAATACGCTTATCCACGTATATAGCTTTCTAATATCATTTGCGGTAAGCCTCTTATCCAGGAGGTTTATATATGACCGTAAATGAAATAATACAGAAAAACAGAGAACGGCTTGCGATCATACGAAGTCCATATAATCCGATAACCGGCGAAGGATCAACATCTATTCCCCGGAAAAAGGTCTATATAAAAGACTGTCCTATTGAAGAAATGTATCTTCCGGAACAATTCGCGGAAACCGGTTTTGTGCAAAAGCTCATTGAAATTGGATTTAATGGATATATCAAGTTCATCCTCAAACAGGGCATATCGGATAAAATAAGGAATGAGCTTTGGACATCTTTTTGCCAGGAACGAATTGATTATGACTTTGAATACTGGGCCTATTCATGTATTCAGATATCGGCGAAAGGAAAAGGAAAAGACATAGCATTTTTACTTAACCGGGCACAAAGATACTATTTAAAAGAACTGGAAAAGCTTCGCATTGCCGGTGCCCCTATCGACATTATTCTGTGTAAAGCCCGTCAATGGGGCGGTTCCACGCTTACCCAGCTTTATATGTTGTGGATACAGCTTATACATCGTTCCAATTGGAATTCTGCTATCTGTGGGCACATTGAATCCGCAGCCCGGAATGTATCTGGTATGCTTCAAAAAGCAGTCGACAATATGCCTGCATGGGCAACGGGCGGTATCCGCCTAAAAACGAATCCATATCAAGGCTCACAGAAGACGCGTTCCATCAATACAACGAATAGCCGATATTCTATAGGTTCGGCAGAGAAACCGGAAAGTCTTCGTTCAGAAGATATATCAATGGCCCACTTGACAGAAGTCGGTTTATGGAAAGAAACTAAGGGAAAGAAACCGGAAGACCTTGTACAATCCATATTCGGGTCAATACTTAGCGGCCCCTACACTATCAAGGTTTTGGAATCCACCGCCAAAGGAGTAGGTAACTATTTTCACCGTACTTGGTTGGATGCAGTCGAAGGACGTAACAATTTCACTCCAGTGTTCATTCCCTGGTTCATGATTGATATATATTCAAAACGCATCGATCCAAAAACATACAATGCGTTTATTGCCACCATGACCGAATATGAATACTGGCTGTTTGAGATTGGTGCAACTTTAGAAGCTATCGCTTGGTACAGAGACAAATCGCTGGAATTTAAAGATAAATGGCGTATGTGTTCCGAGTATCCGTCTACGGCCGCAGAAGCATTCCAGAGCACGGGCCGGAGAATATTCCCACAAAAATACGTCGAACAAGTTCGGACAGCCACTCTCCCGCCTTGTTTTTATGGCGAATTTGTGGCAAACGATATTAAAGGTAAGAACGCACTATCTAATATTCGTTTTGAGCACATAGAGCCTACAAAGGACCTGAATAACATCCTGTGGGTATGGGCACTTCCCGACTATACAGAAAAGTATTATGACCGATATGTGGTTAGTGTCGACATTGGTGGTACATCGGAAGCCGCAGACTTCTCGTGTATTAAAGTGGCTGACCGGCTCCCAATGCTGGAAGAAGGTGGGCTACCGGAAATTGTCGCCGAATGGCATGGACATATCGAGCACGACTTATTGATATGGAAAGCTGTACAGATAGCGGCTGCATACGGAAATGCCGTGCTTGTAATTGAAAGCAACACACTTGAAACAGAAGGAACCGAAGGAGATAATTTCGACTACGTACTGGATGAAGTGGTAGAGTACTACGATAACCTTTATTCTCGCACATCTCCTGAGCAAATTAAGCAGGGGTTACCGGTTAAATACGGTTTCCATACCAATCCCAAAACTAAGCCGACAATCATTAATTTCCTCAAATCTGCTATGCGTGACTTTCTGTATATCGAACGTAGCAAACCTACGACCTTTGAGATGGATACCTACGAACTTAAAGAGAATGGTAAGGAAATGGGCGCTGCCGAAGGTTGTCACGACGACTATCTTATGGCAACAGCCATCCTTGTATATGTATGCTACAAATGGCAACTCCCGCGAATTAGGCGGG